CTAAAACTTCAACGGCTGAAAAATGTGCAGCATCAAGACGAGAAAACGGGATAGCGAACAATCCGCCCGAATGTATTTCGGACAGCAAGTCGGCGCAAAGAGCTAAACGTCCATCAGTGAGCGGAATCGGAACGGCTCGGTGACAAAGCTGGTCGGACTGAGCGGTTGCGAGGTTATCCGCCATTGTTGCGTCAAAGACAATCCACATGCCGCGCAATACGCTTAGTGTGGGCAAAGGCTCTGAGAGTAGTTGAGTAAGCGTCATGGTATGGCGGCGGCTAGGTCTGTCATTAGCGTATCAACTCGCGTCCGCAAAAGCGACAAGTCAAGCGAGTCTCCAAAAGTGTAAAAAGACAATCGGGCATCCGCAAATAGCGATGGGGTCCCTGACAGGTTTCGGGCAAATACTAAGTGCGTTTGGTTGTTTGGCGTGGCGGATACGCTTGTGATCGTTTCGCTTGTTGCACCTGATCTAAGCGTATAATTAATAGAACCGGAACGTGATATACCGATAAAACCCGCAGTTTCCAAGTTGCCAACAGATACAACCGTTAGTGCGGATGAAAGTCGGCTGTAAATTTTGGAATCTCCAGCCGCCGTGAAAATCTGACTTGACCCGCTCGCATCAGCAACGGCGGAACCCATGAACGCCTTTTGAACGTCCGCTCCAACGCTGCTTGCGTAAAATCCTATGTGCCGGTTGTTTTGAGACGCAACATCGTTTGTGCGGTTGCTGTTGAGATACTTTGTCGTGCCGTTGCCAATCAATCCCGTTTCTCGGTTGTAATCGCCGCTTACAAAGTTGTTATTCGTTGGCGCGGTGCCGACTAGTGGGATCAATGCACCCGTGAGTGATCGCGCCCCGGCGAGAATACACGCCGCTTTGATCGGATGAGCTGCCATGGTCGCGACGTTCGCGTCGGCTTTGATGCCGCGAATGAATTTGTCGTATGCCAACTTGACGCCTAATTCCAACGCGTTGCCGTCCGCGGCTTCGACTGCATTAATGTAAGATTTTGCATCAGGATCAAATCCAGAAGCATTGCTCGAAAGCATGTTTGAAAGTGAAAGATTCATTAGTAGCGCATCTGCATGTTTGCGTTTGTAAATATCCTGTTGGCAACTATTTGCAATGTGTGCTGTTCATCAATGCGAATCATCTCTTCTTGAAGCAGCATATCCGCCTCTTGGTCTGCCAACGCCGCTTTTTCCTGTTGCCCTTCCGCACGAAGATAGTCAGCATAAGTTCCATGCGCCATGTATTGAAACCACTCCGCAGGGATTGCTGTTGACTCTCCAACACCATCTCCAAAAGTATCTGTAAACTGGCGTTTGTATGTGACGAATGCTTCTGTTGGGCTGGTATTTCCAGCAACTAACGTAGCCCCGTCAGCGGTCACCATAATGTCATACTCCTGAACGGAAGTAGTTACATACGGAGCTTGAACATGCACCCGAAGGTAAGTATCAATTGGGTTTTTCCCTCCCTCAGTATATGGAACCACATCGTCAAACACCGCTCGCTCTTCTCCTATTTTAAGAAAACGCGGCCAGTAATTTGTTGAGCGATACGCCCTAGATGCCCTGCGATTAATTAACGCTTTAATTCGGCCAAGTTCCAGAGTGGCAAAAATAACACCACTCAATGACTGAATTAAAGAAAGTAACTCTGCATAAGTTCTTGTTTGCATTAAATGTTGCCAGCTTTCAAGTGTGATTGTGATTTAAAAAAGTCACGGACAAAGGTGCGGTCATCCCAACACTCGCTTCCGTATTTGTTTGCAAGTAGTAAATACTCGCGTTGAGGGATAGATCCCACAGGTTTCCCAGCAACAGACTTCGCTTGGCGCATAGCTCTAGCTTCCGCTGCGGCTTCGATCTCCCTGCGCTTCTCCAAGCTTTCAATAAACTTGCGCCCAGAGCATAGCTCGCGAACTAAAGCCGCATTGATTTCTTCGTCAACGAACATAGAAAAAGAAAAGGGAGGGAGATTTTACCTCCCCCCCTAGTTTGAGTTTAAGCATTTGATCCAAGCAGTCCAAGATCAAGGATCTTAAGACCGATATACCATTCGCCACCCGTCACGGTGCCCGTGAAGATAGGCTCAATCAGGATCGGCACAGCAGTAGCCGTGTTGTTAATCGCGTAACCTGCCGCGGAATTGATAAGCACATCTCCAGTGTTGAAGGCGACTTTAGTCAGACCGTCAAGGTCAAGCGCATTAATGAACTCATCTGGGTCTGCACCAGTGGTGCCTACGTCCAGAGTAAGGTCAGTAGAAGTCCCTGCAAAAGCCGTAGCCACAAACACCCCGCAGGCAGTCACAACGCCACCAGGAGGCAGCAAGGCGATTGTCCGTTGGCCACCAGTGCCAATAGTAGTGATGTCAGCAGCGGTCAGCTTATGGATGTCAGTGAACCCGTTGAATAGCTCGTTGTTAATAACTTTCATATTTGTTTCTTAGTTTAGGTTAGTAAACGATTTTACCGTGCGCTTGGGGATGCTTGCAAACAAGCGTTCCAGCAACGTCGATAAAGCCACGCTCGCCGCCACCTTGGTTCTCAAGGCGAGTAGCACCCATAGGGATCAAGGTGTTAAAGCCAAGATACTTAGGATTAAGAACATAACCGACGTTTGTAGATGCGGTTGGCATACAGCTAGGGTTACCGTTCACAATCTTTACAAGCCCGAAGTCAGAATCATACAGATTCACCGAAAGGGTAATCTGCTTGCTCGTAGCGTCTTGGTTTACGTGGTAGGTCTGGCTGCTGGCAGCAGTAGTCGAGCGAGTGAAATTGCTGATTAACTGACGAAGTGCCACGTTAGCGACAAGGGTCAGGCTATTCATCTCACCGTTACGGGAGAAAATAGAACCGACCATGGTATTAAAGGTGCTTTCGCTAATTGTGGACGAGATAATCGAGCCAACAGGAGTGCGATAAGCAGCAGGAACCGGATTAGTCGCTTGTGCCGTATCTTGAATCCACTTGCCAAGACCACGCATACCGTAAGGAGTGCCAGCACCGTTTTCAACCGTCATCTCATTTGCAGATGCAATGGTTGCTTCGATGTCGCGCTTGATTTCACGCATGGATTTTGCTTCTGCTTGGGCCACGTTAGCAGGACCGACACTGGTGACGGCTTGCTGAAGGTTGGACACAAGGTAGTCGCGGCGCATGAGTTGGATGTAGTTTCCAAGACGTGCCCGATCAGCGAACTTGTCGGAAAACGAGGTAACGTCGGAACCTTCGCTGATACCCGTGGTGGCGGGCGAGGCAAGGGAATCAACGGTCCACTCGGCATAGGTGGCACTTGCCTTACCCTTGCTGCAAAGAGAAAGGATAGGAGTTTCCTCTGGGGCAAGGATGGAAAGCTCGTTGCTTAGATCCTCGCGGTTGGAAACGGCGGAACCGACACCTGCTTTTGCAGCAGGAGCGGATGGTTGGTAAGTATTTGAAATAGGCATTTTCTTAGTTGGTTGAAATTACTTGTATTTAGCGATTCTTGCCGCAACCCATTCTTCCGGGCTTCCGCTTTTTTCAAAACGGGTATATGCGTCCGTTACCTTTGCCTTGGAGGATGTCGAGGATTTCGCAGCTCCTGCACCAAATGGGGAAGATGACGGGCTGATTTTCAGCTTATTCCCCACCGCAAGTTGCTTCTTAATCCTTGTTCCTCCATGGATGGAGTTGGCCGCATGTGCCAGGATGTATTCGATTTGATAGCCAATTTCAGGAACTTGTTTTCGTAGCTTTTCGATAAGCGGGTCAGACACTAAATCCTTGAATTGTTTTCCGACTATCGTGGAATCATCCTTGATATCGGGAACTTCTTCTTCTGCCGCCGCAATGTATTGACCTTTCAACTGATCCATCTGGGCAATCTGTTGAAGATGCGCCTGTTGTGCTGGAATGTATTTGGTCAACGCTTCACGGGCGTTTCGGTTGGCTTTACGAATCTGCTGCTTGGTAAACTCCCGGTCGCCAACTAAGATTATGTCCTCAGAACGATAATCTTCGTATTCTTCCAATAGTTCATCCGTTGAATCTAGGGTTTTCTCAAGTTCTTGATATTTCGCCTTTAGGTCATCAAATGACTGTATTTCGCGGAATGGGTTTTGTTCTTGAGGGACTTCCTTGATTTCAGGTTGAGACTGAATCTTTTCCTCTAGGGCTTTCTTTTGAGCGGTTAACTCGCCAATCCGTTGAAGGAGTCGGCTTTTTCCCTTTTTGGCTAAAGATTGAATCTGCTCCGTTGTCAACGACAGTAGATCAATTTCGCTTTCCTCTTCCTCCTCTTCGGTTTCTTCCTCAGATTCGAGGTCCTCCGGCTCGGCTGGAATTTCTTCCTCCTCAACTTCGGGTTCCTCTTCTTCGGGTTGCTCCTCGGATTCAGGTTCTGGATTTTGTCTTGCCGTTCTCTGAGCTACAAGCTCTTCAAATGACATGTTGGACACTGATTCGATAGCTTCAGCGGTAGCTTCTGGATTGCTCATATTGGAAACGCCATTTACGCTCGGCGGTGCGAATTGCCAAACACTAATGCAAATTAATTACAGTTGTCAATAGTGATGTTAAGGAGATGAAAATTCATTGAAACTTTTTCTTGCGTCGTCCGGAAAACCTGCGTAGATTTGCGCCGACGAGAGGTAGGACTCATCGTTAAAGTCTTCCCCGCTTGAGTGTAAAGCTTAAGCCAAAAGGGCTAGCACGGGTTTTCCTACCTACTCGTGCTAGCCCTTCTCATTTGGGCTAGTTTCTCTTGGAACGAGTCAGCCAGGAGAACGGGCAAAGGGGTCGCAAGGCTTCATTACCATTAGGCTCGCGGCTAGCTCTGACTCCGATCTGTC